GAAGATTTGTTTGTAAAAAATTTGTCAGAAGACGAGGTTGCAAAAAGGCTTGGTTATACCACTAACGAAAAGAATAGAAAAGCTGGCTACAAGCAAATTAAAAATTTAAAGAAAATGTTTAAAGAAAAAGCCGTGGTTGTTATTCAGCAAAAAGATATTATAATTATCAATGACTAATTTAACTGAAGAACAAAAACAGCTTATTAGAAATAATTATAAATCTATATCTGATTTGACTCGTCTAACTCAGATGGTCTCTGGGGATGAGGATCTTGACGGACGAAGCAAGATCGGAAGAGCAATAAGAAAGTTCATGGTTGAGCAAGGGTTGAACTATGAAACGACCGTTCATAGAAAAGTTGACGACATCGTCTTAACGGATGAAGAAAAAGAATTTTTAGATTCTCACGCAGGGCAAAATATGAGCAGTATTCAGCTAGCCGAGTTGCTTTGGCCAGGCCGAGAAATCAAAAAACTTTCAAAAGAGCAGCGAGTTGTTGCCGACTATGTCAAAAACCATCACCCTGATTTTGTGAGGGCCGACGAGAACGCTCTTGGGCTAAGATACAGCCCACCAAAGGCGATATCCAGATCAATTAAAAAAATTAATGACTTTGCGGGAAAAACCCTAGATGAAAATAAATTAATAATGCAGGACAGAAAATGCGTAGAAGTTCTAATGAACTCTCTGGCTAGTCCAAGATTTATACAGGTAATTAACAACTATCCTTCCATTGAGGACAGGGAGCTGTTCGAGGCTGAGTTTGTGAGATGCGTATGGGACAAGCCAGACTTGACAACTGATGAGATTAATTTATATATTAATGTATGCATGGACTATATTAATTTAAAGCATATAGAACAGCAAAAAGGCAAACTAAACGCAATGTTTGATGATGCGCAAGATCAACAGGAATTTACCATTAGGCTCACGGAGATACTAAAAACAAAAAGCGAAGAATACAATCAATGCGCAGGACGCATGGACAAGTTAATTACCAAGTTAAATGGTGACCGCGCAAAAAGAGTCGCCTCAAGGCATTCGCAAAATGCGAGCGTTTTAAATATAGTTCAACTATTCCAAGAAGAAGAGGAAAGAAAAATTATGGTTCAAATGGCTGAAATGCAAAAGCAAACTATAAGTGACGAAGCAGATGAGCTAGAGTCTATGTCTGACTGGAAGTCTAGGGTTTTAGGAGTAGCAAAAGAAGATGTCATTTAACTGCAAAGAATGTAATAAAGAGTTTAATACTGAAGCGGCCATCCACCGTCATCTGAAAATTCACGATATGACCTTGGCGGATTATTATACGAAAAATTTCCCGAGGAAGAATTTATTCACTGGAGAGCTACTGCCTTTTAAAAACAAAAAAGATTATTTCGAAAAAGATTTTTCCACATATAGTCAGTTGTTAAAATGGTGTCATGCAAACCCTCCAGAAGAGGTAAAAGAATATTCTCTGAATAAATTAAAACAAAGAATAAAGGAAAAAGATCTAAAGTTTGGTCCTACTCACTTGGAGTTATTATTGAACGAAATGCCAACAGTAGATATTTATAAAAAGTTTTTTACAAGCTATTCCCATGCATGCGGTCAAGCGGGAGTAACGCCAATGCTTTACAGAAAACTGCACGAAGACTTCTTCAATATTCAAGATTTTAATGATTTACAAATAGTTGTTGACACTCGAGAAAACCATCCGCTGCCATTTAAGAACATAAAAAAATTCGCCTTAGACTTTGCAGATTATACTGCGAGCGGAAGTAAGTACGATTATACCTTTGTAGAAAGAAAAAGCGAAAGCGACTTTAAGTCTACAATGTCGCAAAACTTTTCAAGGTTTCGGCGTGAAGTTTCCAGAGCTAAGGCAATGGATAGTTACATATTCATTGTTGTGGATAGCGACATAAGAAAAATAAAAAAACAAAACCATTTTTCTCCGCATCCAGCAAACTTGAAATTCATTTTTCATAATATGAAAGCATTGTGCCACGAGTTTCCAGAAACATGTCAATTTGTATTCTCTGGAAATAGAACATCTTCAATAGACTTAATACAAAGAATTTTATATTTTGGTAGAAAAATATGGTATTCTGATCTACAGTATTATATAGACGCAAGGAATTATGGCTTGGGAAAAAGGAAATCAAAAGGAACGAGTAAACAAAACTCGCGACATAAACAAGCAGCTATTAGCTGATGACATTGGCTTTCTTGAAGAAAAAGAGGCTAAAATTCTTTTTTACAAATTTCTTCGAGAGAACATAACTTTCTCAGCAGACTTGTTGATGGGGATCAAGCTCTTCCCATTTCAGCATATGGCCGTCAAGGCAATGTTTCAAACAGATTATTTCATGGGAGTATGGTCTCGCGGAATGTCTAAATCGTTTACAACGGGTGTTTATGCGGCTTTAGATGCAGTACTAAACCAAGGGGTCGAGATTGGAATATTATCTAAATCTTTCAGGCAGGCAAAAATGATCTTCAAAAAAATAGAAGATATTGCCGCAAAACCTGAGGCCGCTTTGTTCGCTCAATGTATCACAAAAAAAAGTAAAAGCAACGACGAATGGCTGATGGAAATAGGTAGGTCAAGAATTCGAGCACTACCATTAGGTGATGGCGAAAAGCTTCGTGGTTTTCGTTTTCATAGAATTATTATTGATGAGTTTGCTCTTATGCCAGAAAGAATTTATAATGAGGTTATAGTTCCTTTTTTATCTGTAGTGGAAAATCCTACTCAACGAGAAGATCTTTATAACCTTGAAACGACAATGATTAACCAAGATAAAATGACTGAAGACCAGAGATATGTTTGGCCTAATAATAAATTAATAGCTTTATCCTCTGCGTCGTATAAATTCGAATATATGTATAAAGCATATACCCAATTTGAAAATTTAATACATAATCAACCCACTGACGACACTGCCCATCGAACAATTATGCAGTTTTCATATGACTGCGCTCCGAAGCAACTTTATGATCAGAATTTATTAAATCAAGCTAAATCCTCTATGAGTCAAAGCCAATTTGATCGAGAGTTTGGCGCTGTTTTTACTGATGACAGTAGTGGGTATTTTAAGATATCAAAAATGGCAGAATGCTCAATCCCAGACGGAGAAAGTCCGTCTATCGAAGTTGCTGGCGAAGCTGGAGCGGAATATTTAGTTGCTTTTGACCCTAGCTGGGCAGAGAGCGAAAGCTCTGATGACTTCGCTATTCAGGTTTTAAAACTTAATAAAGAAAAACAAATAGGCGTTGTGGTTCATAGTTATGCGCTTGCTGGAGCCAACATGAAAGAGCATATAAAATACTTTTCATATATACTTCAAGCTTTTAATGTCGTTATGGTTATCGGCGATTACGCTGGAGGAGTTCAATTTTTAAGCGCCTGTAATGAAAGCGAAATATTTAAAAAAGACAATTTAAAACTAAAAACAATTGAGGTTGATTTTGAAAAACCAGAGGCGTACAACTCTGATTTACAAAAAGCGCGAAATGAATACAATAAAACTGAAAAGAAAATCTGTTACTTAAGGAAGCCCACAAGCAACTGGATAAGACAGGCTAACGAATTATTGCAATCTAACTTTGACCACAAGAGAATCTTTTTCGGATCAAGAGCTATTGATGACGCGTATCAGACGCAAAGGCGAAAGCAAATTCCCATCGAAAATTTAAAATACTTAAAAGGCAGCGACATGCTGAGCGAAAAAATGACGAAAGAAGCAAAAATGATTGATTTTGTTGAGCACCAAAGTGATATGTTAGAGCTTACAAAAGTAGAATGCGCGCTTATACAAATAACAACCACGACTCAAGGCACTCAAACTTTTGATCTTCCGCCGAATTTAAGGAGGCAGTCTGGTCGGGATAAAGCTAGAAAAGATAGTTATTCTGCATTAGTATTAGCTAATTGGATGGTTAAGACATATTTTAATATTATGAACTTTAAACCTAAAGAGGTTGAGGTTACCTTTACGCCAAGATTCATTAAGTAAAGTTCTTTTTAAACTTTTAAAAGTAACTTTGCCAACTTTTGTGTAATTAAAACAAATGGCTGAAAAGAGAAAATATAATAAGAAATCCGAATACTGGGGCAAGTTTGATAAAAAACAGTCTATAGAAGAGACTTTGGCGACAAATCCATTATTGCAGAACAGTACGTATACTCCCAGTTTAGAAGGAGAAGCCTACTTTAATTCTACATCTAAAGCGTCTTATTCTCGAACAGGAAGCGGAACAACTACAAGATCAAGGTCTAATCGAGTTCACAAAGTTCCACAAAGAGACAAATACACAAATATTAGAGATGGATTGCTTCCTTATGATTATTCCGCCAGCGGCATTAATGTAAGAGACACGATAGAGCTTTGCCAAAAAGCTTATGCCAATGTAGCGATCTTTAGAAATGCCATAGATATCATGGCTGAATTTGCTAATTCAGAAATATTCCTAGATGGAGGAAGCAAGAAATCAAGAGATTTCATAGAAGCATGGTTTAGAAAAGTTAAACTTTGGAAAATAAGAG